CTTTTGCCTCTATCCAGGCCGGGGAAATCGAGCCGAAAACCATTGCTGTTGCGGCGGGTATCGCGGCGCTGGGTTACTTTTCGAAGGATGCCGGGGTATCTGGCACCGAGAAATAGGGAGGCTGGGTGATGTCGCTGGTTTCGGTGCAACGTCGGCGGGCTTTCCGCACATTCTTTGGGCTGTGTGCGCAGTGCGGGGCGTTGTCGAGACCCAAGCGCAAACTGTGCCAGCGGTGCGCCGATAGCCATTTGCGAGTCGCCCGCGCCTGGCGGCAACGTAAGCGGGCCGAGGGGTGCTGTGTGATGTGCGGCAAACCGACGCAAGGCATGATGCAGTGTCCTGAACATCTACAAATCAACAACAAGGAGAAGCGCAAGGTCTATCTGCGGAATGTGCGGGAGGGCCGGTGTTGTATATGTGGCCGCCCTGTGCCGGAGGATCGAATCGGGTTGAAGACATGTGGCTGCGATGACATCGGGAGGACTCGCAAATGGAGTTGATCTATCGGGAAATGCCGCTGGACTACGAATTCTATGACACATCTGATGCGCATTACGGACCCTATAACCACCATCGCGAAGCGTTCCTGGAGGTTATCAACCAGGTCGCGGCCCGCCCCAACCGGTTCATCTGGCACAAAGGTGACGGCGTGGACTGCGTGACTCCGGGCGATAAGCGGTTCTCCACCGTCTCGGCCGACATCCGGCAAGGCTGGCGCAATCCGCAGGATCACGCCGACCAGCTAGTGCGGGATATGCTGCCGGTTCGCGAGCGGATCTTGACCTATATGGTCGGCAATCACGAATACCATCTAATCAACACCTTCGACATTGCCGGCTATATCTGCTCCCAGCTAGGCGTGCAGTGGGGAGGCGTGATCTGCAAGTTCGCCGCCACCCACAATAACAAGGTCATGCACAAGTTCTTGCTCTGGCACGGCCGTGGCAGCCTGCCCAAAGGAGCCAAAGACCCGATTCAGCGCGACGGCAACCGCAAGGCGGCGGTCAAGCGCAAGCTGGAGTCCCTGGGACACACCGACTGCATCTACCAGACGGTGGGCCACACCCACCAGTTGATCGTGGTCGACCCGACCATTAACCAGGAGCTGATGTTGACTGACAATCGCAAGGGTTTGAAACAGCAGCGCCGGATATGTACCAAGCAGAACGCCGACTACATTCCGCCCGAGGCTCGCTGGTATGGCAACAGCGGGTCCTTCCTGCGGTTGTACTCCCGGCCAGGAGAACGCTCCATCGGCTACGGCGAGATCGCCGGCTACTCCCCGGCCGAGATCGGCTGTCTGAAAGGTTATGTGCAGGGCGGGGTGCTGCAGCATGTGGAGAAGGTGGTGTTGTAGTGGCGGTCCATGAACTGAATTATAAAGCGCCGCGAGTCGTCGGCCAATTCCTGCGCTCGGAGGCCGAGTTCAAGGCGATCCTTGGCCCTTTCGGATCTGGGAAGTCGGTGGGTTGCTGTATTGAGATCCTGCGTCGCTGCATCCTGCAGAAGAAATCCGATGATGGCTTTCGCTACAGCCGCTGGGTTGTGGTGCGGAACGTCCGCCAGCAGCTTAAGGACACCACGCTCAAGACTTGGGTGCAGTGGATCAAGCCAGGCATCCACGGCAAGTGGAAAGAGTCGGAGATGACCTTCTATCTGGAGTTCAATGATGTCAAGGCGGAAATTCTCTTCCGAGCGTTGGACACTCCGGAGGACGTACAGAAGGTTTTGTCCCTTGAGATCACCGGGGCGTGGCTCAACGAATGCCAATTCATCCCGCGAGAGATTGTCGAGGGTCTGCAAGGCCGCTTGAAGCGCTACCCCTCGCAAGACATGGGCGGCTCGAACTATTGGATGCTGATCGCTGACACCAACCCGCCGGCCATTGACACCTACTGGTACAAGGTTTTCGAAGGGCTGCCGCAGGAAGAGAATGACCCTAACTCGGTGGTGGACTGCGACTGCTACAAACAGGCGTCCGGGCTTTCGCCAGATGCGGACAACCGGGAGAACCTGCCATCTGACTATTACGAAAAGCTGGCGCTGGGCAAGTCTAAGACCTTTGTTGACGCATCGGTTCGGGCACTGTACCCGGCCTCGCAGTCCGGCAAGCCGGTGTACCACGAAACTTTCTACCGCGAGCGGCATGTATCACCGGTCCCGCTGAAGATCGACCCGCTCTTGCCGGTGATTGTCGGCCAAGACTGGGGGCTGACCCCGGCAGGCCTATGGATGCAGATGCAGCACGACGGCAGGATTTTCATTCTGCGGGAGACGCCTGCGTTTGACATGGGCACCAAGCGGTATATCCGCACCAAGTTCAAGCCAATGCAGATGGCCACTTTTCCGATCAATCCGATCGTGGTCATTGGAGATCCGGCCGGGGTGCGGCGGGCAGACTCCGACGAAGGCACCTGTTTCAAAATGTTCAAGGACGAAGGGTATATCGCCAAGCCAGCCTACACCAACGATCCGGACGTGCGCATCAAGGTGCTGGACACGCTCTTCTCCGAGTATCCGGACATGCAGCCGCGCGTCTTGATCGATCCGTCCTGCAAGCGGTTCATCCAAGCCCTGACTTCGAAGTATCGCTACCCGCGTAAGCGGGCGTCGATCGGCGAGGAGTACGGCGACAAGCCGGAAAAGAACGAGTGGGGGCATCTGGTCGAGGGTGGGCAGTATGGAGCCATGTTCCTGACCGGGGGGAAATACGACCCGACCGATTATGAAGTGACCAACGAATTCAACCCGCACAACTACACCGCCTCATACCGACCCGCTCTAAAGGAGGGCTACTAAATGAATATCACCTTCGAAGGACTCGCCTTGCTCGGAGCCTTTGTCAAGCGCGAACTGACTTCGTTCATCAATGACCGCTGCCTGTTGGAGCAGCAGTGGTTGAAGAACCTGCGCCAGTACCATGGCCAGTACGACCCGGAGGTCACCACGTTGATCCCTGCCGAGCGATCCCATGCCTACCCGCGGGATACCCGGGTCAAGGTCAAGGGCGGAGTGGCGAAGCTCATGGAAATGATGTTTCCCTCCCAGGAACGCAACTGGGAGCTGGCCATATCGCCGACCCCATCCGTACCGCAGGAGGCCCTGCAAGCCATTATCGACGACCTGTCCCAGCAGGAACTGATGGCGGCGCAACAGGAGCAGCGCCAGCCCGCCCCACTGGGTACCGAGGCGATCGAACGGGCAGTGCGAGCCTTTGCCGAGAAGCGCAAGGACGCCATGGAGCAGGAGATCGACGACCAGCTCTCCGATCCGGAGATCGACTATCCGCAGTTGTGCAAGAAGGTGGTGCGCAACGGCTACATCTTCGGTTTCGGCATCTCGTGCTGCCCGCATGTGCGGACCCAGACGGAGCGGCTGTGGGAGCCGGATGAGTTCGGCAGCTACCAAGCCGTTGAGAAGAAAATCCGTCGCCCTTACCCCGAATATCGCCGCATCTGGGACATCTACCCGGACCTGTCGGCGAAGAGTTGGACGGACCAGGACCGCATTTTCGATCGGGTGGTGCTGACCCGTCACGACTTCGGTGCGTTGGCCAAACGTCCGGACTTCAAGGCAGATGCCATCAAGCAGTATCTGCGAGACAACCCGAACGGCAACTACAAGGAGCAGAGTTACGAAGCCGATCTGCACCAGCTCGCCGGCTCGTCCAACATCACCGATCGGCAACGGCGGCGGTACGAGGTCTATCGGATGCTGGGGTTCGTCTCGGCCCATGAGCTGCAGGCCGCCGGGGTCGAGGTCAAGGACAGTGAACTGGATCAAGAGATCCTGGCCGATGTCTGGATTATCGACAACGTGGTCATCAAGGCGGACAAGTCGGCGTTCGGCGAAAGACCGTCCGACCAGTATCACGCCTTCATCTATGCCGAGGACGAGGACTCCGGACTGACCGGCATCGGCCTGCCTGAAGAGGTGCGCGATTCGCAGATGTGCCTGTGCGCCTCGTCCCGCGCCCTGATGGACAACATGGCAGCGACCGCCGGCCCGATCCTGGAGATCAACGTCGACCTGTTGCCCAAGGGGCGGCGCAGCATCGGCTCGATCCGCCCGTTCATGACCATCGAGCGGGAGGGGCTGGGCAACGAAGCCAACTATCCGGCGGTGCGGGACGTGGCTACTCAGTCGCATATTGCGGAAATCCTTAGCATCATCGCCGCGCAGCGCCAGCAGCTCGACATCGAGAGCAACCTGCCGGCCTTTACCATGGGCGGGACACAGCAACCGCTCGGCGAAGCGTTCCGGACCAGCAACAACATGTCGATGATGATGGGCGGGGCCAATATGGTCACCAAGGACACGGTGCGCGGCTTCGACAAATTTACCGCCTCGCTGATCGGTTCCCTGCTCACGTGGAACATGGAGTTCAACCCGAAGCAGGAGATCAAGGGCGACTACCAGGCCCGCGGCAAGGGCACCATCTCGTTGGTCGCCAAAGAGGTTCGTGGCGCGGCCCTCGACCAGTTCGTCATGACCCTGACCCCGGAAGAGCGGGCCATCCTCGACACCTACGGCATCTTGATCGACCGGCTCAAGTCCCGCGATCTGCCGGTGGACCGGGTACTGCCGAGGGAAGAGGCGATGGCGGCGCTGGAAGGCATGCGCCAGGCGGCTTCGCAGGCCGGACAGATTGAGCAGGGCTTGACCCAGGCCAAGACCGACAAGACCACGGCCGACGCCGAGAAGTCCAGGATGGCAGCGCAAGTGCTGTCCGCCAGCGCCGAGGCCACCATTCAGGAGATCCTGTCCCGGGTGGAGCAGAACCTGGCCAACGCCAAAAGTTCGGCGGACAAGAACCAACTGGAGAGCTTGAAGATGATGTTGAGCGCAGCGACCGACAAGGGAGGTAAGCGTGAGCAAGGAGAGGGAGGCGCAGATCGTAGCGCAGTTGGAGCCGTACCGGCAGCAGCAGGTGCTGCTACTGGTCTGTGAGTTGCTGGAGCTGCGCCGAGAACGGCACCGCGACCGCCTGGAGCGGGAGGAGCATGCGGAGAGTCGCGGCGCAGCAACCGAATGTAAATCATTGATACAAACGCTGAGTGTAAACAGTTGACACATTGTGAGTAACAGTGCTACACTCGCAACATGGGGAGGACCTTATGGATGAAGAATCTGAAATAACTGTTGAGAGCATGACGCCTGACGAGTTTGATCTGGCGTTTGAGGCGGCTTTGCCGGGCGGGACTCCGGTCGTTGAAGTACCTGAAGTCGCTGAGACGCCGGTCGTTGAAGTACCTGAAGTCGCTGAGACGCCGGTCGTTGAAGTACCTGAAGTCGAGAAGGCCACCGCACCTGCCAAGGTCGTGGACGAGGTGGCCGAGGCGCAGAGGGTCAAGGATTTGGCTCAGCAGGCCCAGCAAGCCAAGGATTTGGCCCAGGCCGCCGCTGACAAGCTCAAGGCCGAACGCACCAGCAAGGAGCAGCCTACCGCTGAAGAGGCCAAGGCCTTAGAGGAGTTTGGCAAGGATTTCCCCGACGTGGCCAAAGCGCTCGATGCGAGGGTCCGGATCATCTCGACCACGTATGAGAACCGGATCGCCGAGCTGGAGGCGCAACTAGGGCAGCAGATTGATTCAAAAGTCGCGCCGGTCTTCAACGCCATCCAGCCGATGGTCGCCGACAACCACACCAAGGCGATTCTGGCGGTCCATGCCGACGCCATGGAGAAATTGCCGGCGCTCGAACAGTGGGTGAGCACCCAGCCCAGCTTTTTAAAAGAGGTATACAACCGGGTGCTGGACAAAGGGACCGCACCCGAGGTGATCGAATTAATCGACCACTTTAAAACCGCCTCCGGCAGCACTCAGGCCAAAGGCCCCAGCGCCGAGGATCTGGTCCGGCAGCAGGCCGAGAAAGCAGACAAAGAGGAAAAGCAGCAGGCCGAGAAAGCAGACAAAGAGAAAAAGCTGCAAGCCCAGGAAGGAGTTCGCAGTCGGCAGAGCGGCAAGACTTCAACAATCCCGGCAGATTTTGACAATGCCTTCGACATGTTTGCCGCACAGGCATAACCAACCCCCAGCCAAAGGAGAAAGACCATGCTCGCGACTTATGGGGATATTTCCCCCGCAGTGGCCGCCAGTGCGGCGGTCGAAATGCTCAAACGCGGCCAGCCCCACCTCGTCATCCAGCAGTTCCTGCAGTCCAAACCGCTCGCCAAGAACCAGACCGATACTATGAAGTTTCGGCGGTACGAGCGGCTGAACGCAGCCATTACTGCCCTGACCGAAGGGGTCACCCCGTCCGGCAGCACGCCGACCAAGACCGACTACTCGGCGACTCTCGGCCAGTACGGCGACTTTCTGGAGCTGACCGACAAGATCGCCGACCTGCACACCGACCCGGTGCTGATGGAGTATTCGGGCATGCTCGGCGAGCAGGCCGCGCTGACCCTGGATACTCTGGCGTTCAACATCCTCAAGGGCGGCACCAACCTGATCCGGGCCAATGGCTCGGCCCGTACCGACATCAACACCGCGCTGACTTTGAACTTGCAACGCAAGGCGATTCGCAGCCTTAAGCGGCAGTATGCGCGGCACTTCACCACCAAGGTGTCGTCCTCGGCCAAGTTCAACACCGAGTCCGTCAAGCCGTCCTTCATCGGCCTGGTCCATCCGGACATGCAGTTCGTGATCCGCGATATGACCGGGTTCAAGGACGTGGTTGACTACGGTAGCACCTCCCCCTACGAGTCCGAAATCGGGGCCGTTGAGGAAGTGCGCTACATCTCCTCGACTGTGTTCGAATCTTGGGCGGACGCAGGCGGTGACAAGCTCACCATGGTCTCCACCACCGGCACCAAAGCCGACGTGTACCCGGTGCTGTATCTGGCCCAGGACTGCGCCGGAGCCGTGGCGCTCAAGGGGGCCAACGCCATCAAACCCGGCGTGCTCAATCCCGGTGTCATGCGCGAAGGCGACCCGCTCGGCCAGCGCGGCTATGTGAGCTGGAAGACCTACTACACCTCCGTCATCCTCAACCAGGCTTGGATGATGCGCGTCGAGTGCGCAGTGCCTGAACTGTAACCAATAACCTTTCGTAGCCCCTGGACTTCAGGGGCTACGCTCTCAATTTAAGGAGCAGACTGTGGATAAGCAATACGCAATTGTAGGCAGCTTGATCGTTGCCGCCGGAGGCACCGCGGAGACCGTGGTGCTCGGCTACCAGCCGAGTTACGTGAGGGCCATCAACGTCGATAACCTCACCTCCTATGAGCATTTCTCCGGCATGGATGCCGCCACCTCGATCGACATGTTCAACCATGCCGACACCCAGGTCGCAGTCAACGCCGCCGGCAGCATCACCCTGACCGCCGATGGGTTCACCCTCGGGGCCGATATCTGCGACACCACCAGCGATGTGGTGCGGTACATCGCCATCCGCTAACCCTCGTCCAGGCGGGTGCAAGCCCTGCCGATAAGGAGCACCGATCATGCGTGTAAGAGAACTTAGAACCAACCGGGTTGTCTGTGACGAAATCGTCACCCACAACGGCGGCTCGCCCAGGATTTCCATGGCCGGTGCCGGACTGGGCGCAGGCAACACGGTCACCGTCGCCGAGCAGAACAGCGGCTTTCTTTACAAGACCGTAATCACCTGCGCCGCTACCCCGGTCACCATCACCGACGACGCCAACGTGGCGCAGTACGGCGGGGTCAAGATCTACGACTTCCCCGAAGGGCTGATCTGCACCATGGGAGCCGTGGTCTCCGGCACCTTGACTGCCGGCGTGACCGGCACCATCATCGACAACTGGGACGGCGACGTGGCGCTCGGCACCGTCACCGCCACCACCGGCACTACCCTGGTCAGTACCGAAGCGAACATCATGCCCTCGGTCGCCGTTTCCGCCGGCACCTCCGACAAGATCGGCGTGGTATCCGCCGTCTCTGTGGCCTCGGCGCTCACCGAGTCCGGAGCCCGCTGGCTGGACGGCACCACCACCGCCGTCGACCTGTTCCTGAACTTCGTCATCGACGACAGTGCGACCCACACTACCGGCACGGCAGCCTTTACCGGCACCGTGACCCTGGTCTGGATGAAGATCGCCGACCTGTAACCGTTGAGCTTTGAACGCGAAGGCGGGAGCTGCCTCCCGCCTTTTGTTGAACCCTCAACAGGAGATTCACATGTACATGAGCCGGATGGTTTCCGTAGGCAAAGCCGAAAACGGCTTCGTGGTTGAGTGCTGCGTGCCGATCAAGCCGCAGAAGAAGAAAGAGGCCGAGGAGCTGATGGTCTGCTGCGAAGGCTCCCGCGAAAAGCAGTATATCGCCAAGGATGCAGCGGAAGTCGGGGCCTTGATCGCCAAGCTGATGCCGATGCTGGAAGAGGACTACACCAACGAAAAGGATTTTGACGCCGCGTTCGACAAGGCGGCGATGTAACCCACCTAGGAGGACTATGCCATGTCTGAAATGAACGAAGATTACGGAATTGATCTCGGCACCGAGCCAGCCAAGCCCAAGAAGGTCACTAAAGCAGCGAACCCAGAGACTGATCGGGAGAACTGGCCGGTGATCCACATCGAGTCCGAGGAAGGCAAGCCGAACTACGAATTTCTGGCGGTGCAGGGCACGTTGCCGAACGGCAAGGCTTTCGGCCATGAGCTGCAGGTGCAGCGCGGGGTGGATGTCGCCGTGCCGCCGTCCATCGTACTGATGCTGCGCGACGCCATCGCCACCCACATGCGCCAGGTGCGCAATCCGCAGACCGGGCTCAACGACCGCGTGTTCTCTGACCGATCCGCGATCCCCTGGCGGCTGATTAAGGGAGGCAAGTACCTCCAATGACCCGCGCCGAAATGCTCACCGAACTGCGCGAGACGCTTAACGACTCGCCGACCAATGGCGCTTGGCGCGAAGCTCTGTTGCTGTCGTTCCTCGCCGAGGGGCAGGACAAGTTTTGCGAGCAGACCGGTTTCTTTGTTGACCGCACCAACTACACCGTGGCCCTGGTCGCCGACACTGAAAGCTATGCAATAGATGAGCGCATCATCGAGGTGATGGATGTGTGGAATGGCGCTACCCGGCTCGGCAAATTCGAGGAGCGCGACCGGACGGAGGGGCTGAATAACAACTGGTTCCCCTTCACCACCTCGGCCCGAGTCGGTGTGCCTACTTGCTGGCAGACCGATCGGGAGACCGGCAAGATTACCGTCTACCCGGTGCCGACCTCGGCAGAAGCCGGTACGGTGCTGACCTTGCGAGTGTGGCGCTACAGTCGTTTCGCGCTGGACGCATCTACCGGCGAACCAGAGATCCCGT